AGCCTTATTTAATGCTACTTAGAGCGATTATTTTGCGATTGGGTAAACAGAAACTTGTTGTTGCAATAAAAGAAAACTATTATGCAATAGCCTTCAAAACCTCGAAAAATCAACAAGTTAGATTCCCAAAAATGACCGTAAAATTACATAGTCAATAATTATGGGTATCATTTTGGGTATCAAAAAACCGCAAGCTATTGCCTGCGGTTAAACAATTAGAACAATATTTTAGAAAATTTCCTTTCTATTTTTTCAAAAATTATTTTGTGGTGATCAAGCCGTCAGGCTCGATGTTGAAGCTTTCTTTTTCAGCCAATCGACCATCTTCAAGCATGAGGTAGTATCCGCCGTTGTAAGGCACAAATGCGTTTGATACCATGTCCCCATTTTCTGAATTGAGGTAATACCATTTCTCGTAGTATTTAACCCAGCCAGTCTGCATAGATCCATCACGATTGAAGTAATACCATTTCCCGTTGATTTTCTTCCAGGAAGTGGCCATGTAGCCATCCTTGTCAAACCAATACCATTTACCATCAGTATGTTTGAGCCATTTTTCAGAATACATATATCCACGGCTGTCGAAGTAGAACCAGGATTTGTTTTCCTCGATGTACTCAAATTGGTCTTTTGGATAGGAGCCATTTGCACGAACGAACCAGTAACCAGTATCATCATTTTGCCAGCCCGTTTTGATTTCTTCAGCAGCTACAGATGGATTAGTCAAGCGATACACATAATAGTAAGGTCGTCCAGCATAGAGCCAGATGTCGTCATGATCGTTCACTGTGATGCCGTCGAAACGATAGTTACAGTGGATAATGTTATCACTATCTACGAAAATACCAGTATGGCCACCAGCTCCGCTAGAATAGCCACGGCGCCCCCAAATGAAGACGTCTCCACGTTTTGCATCCCATGGAGTATTCTCTGCGATGAGTTCATATCCGTTCTTTTTGAGCCAGTCATGCTCATACTCTGTATTAACTGCCCAACCAGCCGACACAGCTCCTCCGCTCAAAAGAGCGTAGTAGATTGAACTTGAGCAATCATAAGAGTCAGGGCCATTGCGGTCGTCCATGCTATAAGATACTTGCCCTTTTCGAGCACGCATCCAAGCAATAGCTGTTTCAAGATTTAATCCCATGTTTACTCCCCTTTCCAGGCTTCATTCATCTGCTTAACTGCTGACTCGACAAATGTGTCTAAGTCTTTATCAGTCATACTGATGTTGTATTTGGTAAGCTCTGCACGGATTTTAGTGCGTGCTTGCTCAAGCTTCTCTTCGCCCTTATAGCCAGTTTTGGCTGCGATTTGCTCCACTGCATTGACTGCGTTCTTAGCAAGGATTTCAACGATTTTGATGGTCTTTTCTCCACCTTTTTTGATGAGAAAATCTTTAATGGATTTGACTGCGATTCCAGCAAGAATAGTCAAGACTCCAGTAGCTGAAGCTACGATGATTTCAGTAATTTGTTGCATGTGTTATTCTCCTTTGTTTTTGTCGTCATCTTTTTCAAACAAGCGCTGAAACGCTTTTAAAATCGGCTGAAAAAGAGTGACATTTCCTTTTAGTTTGCGGTAATTTTCAATGAGGGATTGAAATGTGAATGCGATGTATCCGAGATAAATCGAATACAAGAATGCGAAACCCGTTTTTTCAGGCAAGAGTACAGACATCGGAATAAGGATCATCAGCAAGAGGACCCCTAGAATCTTACGAAGGAGTCCATTGATACCGATTTTGCTCTTATACTCGATGTCGGGATTGGCAATAGCAGCAATCGTTCCTGTCACAAAATCAATGATTTCCATTGAGACAATTAGTGCTAGAGCGTACAAGACCAGACCGTCTTCGGTTTGGACTACGCTTCTCAAAAAATTGAAAAATTCGATTTGCATACACCCTCCTTAATCGATACGTGGCATGACCACAGTCAAAATGCCCTTCTGCAACATTTCAGCAAGAGGTTGCTCTTTCCAAGTATAGCCTTCAGATGGTTGCATCTGGAATTTCAGGATTGTTTGTGTCTCCTTCGGCCACTTCGGATTCGTATCGTATGGATAAGGCATCGATACGATGTCGCCGTTCGTGTAACGACGCTCTTTTACAAGAGGCTTGATGAACTGCGCAACCTTGCTATAAGTGTTCGTTGGCATACCACCATTCTGGCCAATCGCCAAAGCAATGAGAACTTCAGTAATTGCTGAGACGCTATTGATGTTCTCTTTGTTCGTAGAAAGGTCCGTCTTAGCTTTTGCCAAAGATTGAACGGCTTGTTCAATCTCAGCTTGAGCCTTCACGATGGCAGAGCCTGGGTCAAGCTCTGCCTTGATGATATCTAGCACAGCCTGAATCAAGACATCCTCTTGCTCAGACGTCCGGTCTCCTGCGAGTTCACGCATGTTCGTGCTGTAACGGGTGCCATCTGATAGACGAATTTCAACTACGGTCTTGAGATTTTCTCCGAGTCCACGAGTATACGGCTTGCCTGCCAGTTCGTAGTTATTAATTGCCATTTGTCATTTTTCCTTTCAATTCTTCAAATTTCGCTTTGAGTTTTTCATCTGATTCGATGATTTGCTTCATTTGCTCAAGCTCCATTGCAGTAACTGTGTAGAGAGCTTCAAGTGTAGCTGATTGAGTAGCCTCTTTACCGACCTTTTCACCAAGCGACTTAATCGCTAGGCTACTGATTTGTTTGTCTTGTTCGTTCATGCTATTTTCTCCAATTTTTCTATTTTGTGATTAAGTTCTTGAATGGCCTTAATAAGATAAGGTACCAATTCAAATGTGCGATACGAGTAAGCTCCATCTGGATTTTCATAAAAAGCTTCAGGAACATATTTCTGGACATCCTGCGCCATAATACCGCAAGCGATGTCCTCTATTTTGCCATCGTACTCTTTGCGATAAGAGTACGTTTTGAGTTTCTCAATTACATCAAGCCCTGAGACTGTACTATCTTGAATATTCGATTTGTAGCGACGGTCAGAAATTTCTTTGTTCATCGGAATCCAGTCATATCCTGAACCACTGTAATACATATACAGATAGTTATTCGATGGTTCAAAATTTGAGTAATTCGACGAGTGAATCCAGTAACCGGATTTTCCTGAATTCTCATTGTTGTAGTAGATGTGGCCCGTTACGCGTAGATCTCCGTGGACAATAGGTGTATTCCAAAATTCAGCTTTGTTATAACAGTACATTTCACCAGACCGCTTAACAAACCAGGCAAGAGATCCAGGGGCATTCCAATCACTGCCCCAATTCACCCATAATGCCGTTTGAGTCCATTTACCATAACCATTACTCATACCAACAGAAAATTGATCTCTACCTGTTAACCAGTATACAGATGGATCTTTTTCATGTGTACCAAGCTGGAATCCACCGATTACCCCTTTGTATCCTTCAAGTAAGGTCGCAGATACTACTACTGATCGAATCTTGTTGATGAAGGCTTCTTTAGCAGCAAGCGTGTCCGTGAAAATATCATTTGAGACGAACAACCGAGCCATTGCCGAGTCCATAATCAGCTTATCAGCTGTGATAGTCCTTGAACCGATAATCTCAGCGTTCAACTTAGCAAAATTACCCTCACCCACAAATAACCGCTTGAAGTAACCATCAATGGCCGTTAATTCATCAAGTAAGGTCTTACCCTTGAGCCTAATTTTCTCGGCTTCAATCAAGATTTGATTGTTCGTTGCGTTGATTTGCGAGACGATAGAGCCAGCACTTGTCAGATTCTGAATTGCCCATGAGCCAGCGAGCTCAGTCATTTTAGTCTGCGTCGCTTCAAGAGTCTTATCTGTTTCCATAGTCGCATCTTCAGGAGCTGGTTGCCATTTACGGTCAGTTGTGCCTTCGTAAAAATCAAGCTCTGTCATGAACAGACCGCCCCACTTATTAGGATTGTTTCGGTCATATTCAAATTGCAGATAGCATTCATCAAATTCACCTACATTAAATGTAATGGATTTCTTGACTGTCTTTGTATTATCAAAAACAGGTCCGTCAACCCACCGAGACTGGCCGTTGAATATCAGTATCCTCTCTTGAAAGTCAAGATTGGACCCTTTTACACGTTTACTAATATAGACCCTAAAATATTTTGAGTTATTGTCGAAACCTAAAATATTCAACGTATAATCAGTATTTCGCTTGACAATGAATCGTGGACTCTTAACGACTGCTCCTGGCCTCAATTCAAATATGCGCTTTTGACCGTTGAAATAGAAGACGTGCGATGTGAAGCCTAACCGACCATTCGCTTCCGTCCAGTATTTCAGACCGTCGTCTGCTCTCGAATTTCGGAGCATGTTCGGGCCACCAACGCTTGAATATTTGCCAACTTCGACTTGAAATAGTCGATTGGTCAGAGTCATTCGAGCGACTTTCTCAGCGATATCAGACTCGCTACTACCGATGATGCGCTCATAGAGCCTACTAGTCTCTTGCACTCTCTGAAAATCAAGCAAGTTAGCCTTGTTATCGAGTTGAGAAGTAATGCTATCAAATATCTGCGTTAAGCCCTCTGCGGTCTTTTGGAACTCGGACCTGGTCGCTAAAATATCGCTCTTCGTATCAGAGCCTAGCTTCGTGAATGATTCGGTCAGACCCTTGATGTCTTCTTTCGTAGACCTACGAAACTCAGCATGGTCAAGTCTGAACTTCTTGAATTTTTCATCCAGGTTGTTTGTAAAAGCTGATTCTGCCTTAAATAAGTCATTGAACGACTCTTTAGCCTTCTCAATACCGTCCTTCGCTTGCTCACTGATGCGTTTTGCTTCTTCAGCAAGTGAGTTGCTAGCTCCCGCTTTCGTCAAGGCTTCGTCCGCTTTTTGCTTAGCTTCACGCAGACCTGCGCTGTCAAAATCTCTGAAACGCTGGTCAATTGTCTCTGTTAGACTTTGCTTGACCTCTTCAGCTTTCGCTTTGGCAGCGTTAATACCGTCTGTGAATTGGTTGACTAGCTCCTCTTTTTTTCTGTCAAAATCTAGGTCAGCATTCTTGATTTCTTTTGCCAATTGTGTAGCGAATTGACCTTGTAAATGCTGGGTTTCGTTTTTAACCGCATCACTAACAGCGTTAGAAATCATATTGGACAAGCCTGACTTAAATTGCCCAAAACCAATAGATAGCAGTTTCTTTGCCATCGGTGAGTATGTATACTTCGTGATTTTCTTACGAACATCCATCTTGAATCGATCATGAAATAGACTGACAACGTCAAAAATCTGAACCGGAACATCGCTCTTTCCTTCAACTTGAATTTCTAAACTGTCTTCAAGCATATCGCAGAGTGTTGTTCTAAAATACTGCTCACCATATTTTCTAAGAGTCGCTTCATCTTTCACGTCCTGGTCATTAACCTCAATCACATCTTCATAGATTTGACTGTATTTGTTAATGAGTGGACTATCCACGACCACAGAAAACTTGCGATCAGGTGCTTTCACTCCCTCACCTTTGACGGTTGCATTAAAAGTAATTCTAGTTTTTAAAGACTTCGTTGATGTCTTTTGTTGATAACTAGATAAGTTCTTTTTGTACATAAAAAGCGATTCATTTTCTGAACCGCCATTTTTTAAAAGTCGAACTTGGTAACCATGACGCACAAGATCGCCACCCCACTGACCAAGGATAGAGTGTTTATCTTTTGTAAAAGCGGTCATCGCGTTGACACTATCAGTGTTGAACGTGTGACGTTCGTCGATGTCGGAAAAGAACGAGAACGGATTATCACGAGTAATGCTTCCGGCAAAGCGACTCAAAGCAGTTGAACCAGTCGCTCTATCTAAAGAAATCGGATTAATGACATAGTTGTTCAACAGTGTAAATGCTTGATTCGCATAGACTTGAATATATCCATGTTTCTTTTGAACCTCGAAAATGACGAAATCCTGTTCGCCATGAAGGTCATCGGCTTTCAGGAAAGTTTCTTCTTTCAACTTCTCCCACAAAGCATCTGAGGTCGGAAATCGAAAAGAAAGTTGATAGGTACTATTTGCTTCTTGAGAAATCTTGTCTGCATAAGCAGCATTTAGAGGAGTATTCCCATTTGTTAGGTAAATCAAATTTTGTACCTCCAATTCGGCCGAATAATCAATCTAAGAACATTTCCAGTAAATGTAATTCCACTTCTTCCAGTTGGGATTACAAAGAACCCTCCACGCTTTCTGAGCGTGTTCTGGACTGCTCCAGCAGCATTGTAGATGTTTTGCTTTCCTTGCCTACAATCAATTGTAGCTTTCGTTTTGACATTAAGATACATTGTTTCTCGGCCGATAGTAATCGATACATCTCCATCTCCCTGAACTTCAATAATTGGCTCAGAGTAAATTGTTCCTGGGTTGTTAATTGTTCCTGGGTTGTTATAAGATTCAGGGTTAACCGTTTTTTGATAGCGAAAAGGCTGCATGTTTAGCTTGATTTTCAATTGCCATGCATGATTACCAAAAGGTTTGTAGCTAGCGGTTAAAAAATGAGCATAAAAAATAGATTCAGGATGATAGCTAAATTCCAACTCATTGTCATTCGATTGAAATTTATCCAGGATAATCGAGATATCAATCAACTTTGTAACGTGAATTGTAAATGTTCTGTCATAGCTATCATAAGAGCCATCTAATACTCGATAACTTCCATTCACACCATGAAGTTCGGCCACCTCCCCTTTCGGTTTGGCAGCCTCAACTTCTCCAAAGTCGGTCACAATACATCCTGGAAGGGTTGATGTATTAAAGCCATTAATGATCATATAATCCATTAGAATCCCTCCCTTGCTAAAATTGAACCATGTTGTTCGTAAGTGTTCAATGAGATTTTCTCATTGTCTAGATAGATGTCTGACGATTTTTCAAGGATAGCTGTAAGGATAGATTCCAAACTTGACCTCATAATCGCAATCTCAGACACTGTTTTACTCTCTTGTACTTCAAGCTGAGCTGAAGGCATGGCCAAACGAGCCTCAAGATTTTTGGTGACAGAGGCAGTTTGGTTTAGATCTAAGTTATCCCCTGAAAATACATCAGAGATTTCTCCAGCCATTCCACCAACTGTTTCTTTTACACCCTTAAAACGTTCTTGCAGTCCTTGATCTAAACCTTGCATGATTGCATTACCTGCAGGGATCAACAACTTACGGTCATATTCAATAGGACCTTTATGATCGCGAATCCAATCCGCTATTCCACCGACAAAATTAGTAACTCCATCCCAAGCAGATTTTAAACCACCTAAGAAACCATCAAGAATTGCCTTACCAGCCTCCCAAAGGTTAATATTTTTAATGCCATTAAAAATACTTGTTACATTTGACACTAGACTGCTTACAGCTTGCTTCATGGTATTCCACGCAGTCTGAGCACCGCTAACAAGCCCATTGATCAAACCAAGTACAAGTGATTTTAATCCAGCCCACGCTGCGCTAGCTGTTGATTTGATATTTTCCCAAAGACCATATAAAAAACTTACGAAATTATTCCATAAGTTTTGAGCGCCTTGAATTAATCCAGTGATAAGATTTGACACTGTGGACTTTATCCATTCCCAGGCAATAGACGCAGCGGTTTTGATAAATTCCCAAATTGTACTCAAAACATTAGAGAAGTTCTCAAAAACTCCCGTAGCATAACCTACGATGACATCTACAACTCCAGAGAAGTATGTTTTGATACCTTCCCAAATAATGGAAACTCCATTTTGAATTCCTTCCCAAATAAGAGAAAGATCTGCTCCTAATTGACCAAAGTTTCCTGTAACAAGGTCAATGATAATCAAAATAGCACCCAAGAAAATCGATTTGATAAATTCCCAAGCGCCTTCAAAGATCAGTTTAATTCCTTCCCAAACTTGAGTAAGACCATCTGAAATGTTGTTCCAAATATTCATGAATCCGTCAATGAACGGTTGAACAACCGTCATGACAGCTGTAGTAATCGCTGTCCAAGCGGTAGATGCTGCCTCCTTGATTGATTCCCATAAGTCAGAAAAGAATGTTACAACAGCATTCCACATCGCCTTTAACGACTCAACGTAAGCATTCCAGGTTGTAACAACTCCATCCCATAAAGTGCTAGCACCTTCAGAGATACCAGACCAAAGACCAACAAAGAAATCAGCAATTCCCTGCCAAGCCTGCTTGATCCAATCCACAAAAGCTGCCCAAATTTTTTGGCCAGTTTCAGTTTGTGTAAAAAACCAAGTTAAGGCTGCAGCAATGGCTGCAATCCATCCTATAAGTGGAATTGAAGAAATAGCTGCTATCGCTGATGTTGCAAAGCCAGAAATAGCTGTTTTAGCAATTGTTAGAACACCAGGTAGTCCACCTAAACCTTGAACAAACGTGGCAATTTTTGCCACAGGAATTCCAATCCCCAAGGCGACTACTGAAGATTTAAGTAAATCTGCAGCTAGCTTATTATCTTTAAAAAATCCTGTAACATCCTTAATAATTGATGAAATTTCTTTTAAAAAACCAGTCAAAACTTCAAATGCAGTTCCAAGTAGATTTACTCCCTGTTCTCCATCCTTTATCCCTAAAAGATCACTGACAAAATCACCAACTATCGACAATACATCGCCAACTGATGAACCAATGTTCTCAAAAGTGACTCGGATATTATCCGCAATATTGACAATTTGAGTTGCAGCTTCCTCACTAAAACCCAATGCGTTTAAGATATCAAAATTATCTTGCTTGTCCAATGAACCAAAAATCATATCAAAGAATGTTTGAAAGATTCCTGTAACTCGAGCAAATTGGTCATAGACCGCACTTCCGAAAACATCTCCAAAAATTTGCGAGGCAATACTGCTGACTCCCTCTGTTATAACGAGTCCTAAACCAGATAGGATATTTCCTATCATAGGCATGAGATTATCGAAAAGGAAGGTAGAAGTTGTTTCAAGTAAAGCGTGCAAAGAAGGTAAAATGTTCTCCCCCAATGCCAGTTTCCCAAGAACGTTTTGAGCAGCTGCTTTCATGGATTCAAAAGATCCACTAAATGTAGATGCTGCCTCTTTAGCTGTTGTTCCAGTAATATCCAGATTCTCCTGGATAGCATGAATGGCGCTATATACATCTGAAAGGTTGTTAATGTCGTACTTAACACCAGTCAGTTTTTGAGCATCTTTCAAAAGACGCTCCATTTCCTGCTTAGTACCACCATACCCTAACTTGAGGTTGTCCAGCATAGTATAGTTCTGTTTTGCAAAGCCTTGATAAGCCATCTGAATACTTTCCATCGATGTACCCATCTTATTCGCATTATCTGACATGTCAATCATGGCCATATTTGCTGTTTCAGCAGCTTTGTTTGTGTCACCGCCCAAAGACTGCAAGAGACTAGCTGAGAAGCCTGTCACATTTTCCATATAGGCATTAGCTGAGAGACCTGTTGTCTTGTAGGCTTCATTAGCATACCCCTTAACCTTGTCAGCAGAACCTTTGAAAAGAGTTTCGATACCTCCAAGTGACTGTTGAAGGGCCGCTCCCTCATTTAAAGCAGCGCTAAAAGCTTTACCAATTCCGGCCGCAACAATAACTTTCTTAAATGTTGCCATCATACTGGAACCAAGAGACTCTCCAGCACTAGATCCTGCTGATGCGACTTCTCCTCCCATCTCTTTTTGGATCATTCCACCAATTCCTCGTGCAGATGGAATGATTTGTACATAAGCTTTTGCAAGTTCTATTGCCATTAATCCTCACCTCCAATCTTGGCAAAAAATTCTTTGCGGTATTTTTCGAATTCCTCACCAGATGAAAATACTAGATGCTCTCGTTCTTCTTTCTCCTCTTTTTGAGTCAGCTGATCAACAACAGATTTTGGTCTATTTACACCCTTTTGACCATCTTTCGTCTGAATCCACAGAGAAAGAGAAAGTCTATCAACTATACCAGCCAACAACATTGTATCGACTGATACGAGCTGTTTTGATAACTTCTGCTTGATTCGAGAGTCCTCTCTCAGTCCACATGCAAAAACAGCTACCTTCAATAGAGGTAGCTGAATATAGTCATATATTTGATAGGTCTCTGCTAAATCACAGACAAGAGCATCTTCATCTAACTTAATCATCTGGGCAAGGATTACGATTTTTTTATTTCTTTTACCGATTCAAAAATGCTCTTGATATCAGAAAAAATCTTTTCATTTGGAAGAATACCGTCTTCTTCGGTTAGGTGATCAATAAAAGCATCACTCTGCTCCTTACCTAAAATAAGTTCCAAAACTTTATCAACCGCTTCAATATCCCCCTTATCGGCCTTCCCGATATAGCGTAGCAGCAAGAAGTTGTTCAAGCGACGTTCTGTTGTTTCAAATTCAAATCCAGACTCAGTTGTTCCTTTGATTTTTTTTGACATAGATTAGGCTCCTTGAATGTATTCATAGTGTGTATTGCCTTGGTTGTCTGGCAATGCAGTAATAGTCAACTCATAACCTACTGGTTCACCATCTTTGTAACCAATCTCGCCAATCTCACTAACTTTACCACTAGGAATCACAATGCGTTTCATGGCTCCGTTCTTTAAGAACATATCAATAACAAGGCAATGTTCTTTCAATTCAGTCGAATTAGCTTTAACAGTGATTCCTGTTTTCAAGTCTCCACTGACATTTTCAGGACCATATGTTTCCTTAAGAACTTCCACATTCAAGCCTTCAATTAGTTTGTACTTGAAAGTATCTTTTTTGTCAGTTTGAGATGATAAGACTGTTTGTCCACCCCAAGCCTTGACATCTTTACTTTCAGGAGAGTTTTCATTTGTAAGACCGTCTTCAGATAAGAAACCAAGAGTTTTGAATTTCTCATCCAATTGAGTCTTTGCATTTGTTGGCAAAGTTGTGCCTAATGGAGCTGTTGCTACTGCCCCACTTGTCTTCGGTTTTGCAGCCGTTACATTATCTGCAGACGCAATGTTAGTTGTTACTGTTTGTTCTGATTCTCCCATGGAATCCTCCTTTTAAAAATAGTTAATATCATATACTGCTTGATAGCGATAGCGCTTGGTTTCAGTATCTGTGAAATTATAATCACTGTTATGGTGAACACCACTTACTTCATTAACTGAAATAAGATTTTCGATTGCTTTTTTTACAATCTCATTTAATTCAGCTGTTTTTTGAAGAGATGGTGCATAACTCTGAAAAGCAAAAGTGGCAGAATGAACATAGTCACTTCCGCCCCCTCCAGTTTTTTGAATGATTACAAATGCATCTGGCATGTCTTCTTCATGCTCAAAATACGACGGAACATCTAATTGTTCATCTAAGTATTTTTTTACAATTTTTTCAATCATCTTAAAGCCTTTAACAATGTGTTATCCTTAGCATTTTTTGCCATGCTTTTGATGTCTGTTGTGCTAACAGTCGCATTAGCACGTTTTTGACCTGGTGAGACTTTTACCTCAAATCCATCTCCAGCGCGTTCTGATATTTCATTGCCTTTATCTAATAGAATCGCTTGGATTTCTTTAGAACGTAAAAGATCGGAAACGCCCGATGAATTCAATTCAAACTTCATTTTACTCATACGCTTCAACCATCACTTTCTTATTCCATTCCAGAGGCATCATTGCTTCAATGCCTTCTAATGGAATGCCAATCGTGCGCCACTTGCGCCCAAAGAAACGAACCTCACGGTCTTTCCACTCGTTCTTGTCGCCTTTTGGTATTCCTAACGTATAAGATGCCTTCTTTCCAGTCAAATTGAGCTGAGTAGTGACATCTTCTGTCGAAGTTGGAACAACCAGGACATTATCTACTTGAATTTCAGAATTCTCGTAGATTGGGTGTCCAAAGTCATCCTTTCCAGTCTTAGTTTTCCCAATCAAAGTTACATTAATTCCTTTAATCCGTCCCATAGATATCAATCACCCCATATCTTTGCTTTTTGAGGCCCAGACGTTTCAATTCTGAATCCTTGATAAAGAGACCGCCACCAGGGACTAGATAAGAACCACTGAAGGAATAACCTAAAGCGGACTCGGACACCTGAGTCATTGGCTCATGGTCAGTTGAGGTCATTAACGTGCGAGCTACCACATCAACCGTGACGGACTTAACGACCATGGCAAAAGATGGATCAGTAGCCACCAACCCATCTAAATCCTTGCCAACTTTTTTAGCTTCAACACGAAGAGAATGAGAAACAACTTCCAACAGCACCTCGGCTCGTTTTTCCTCATCGGATTTCAACGCCCGCCACAAAT